ACATTATACTATTTTAGATAAAAAGTGTCAATATTACATAGGTACTATAAGTAGGAATTTTTCAATATCTTCATCTGACATTCCTAGCTTTTTTAGTAGATCTTTTCTGGCTTGAATTATCTCAAGGTCTCTTAAACGCTTAGCCTCTATTTCTTCTTGAGTTGGTTCAAACATTAAAGGCTCACTTTTTTCCAAAGCTTCGTCTATTAACATTACCTGCCATGATCCAGATTCAATTGGTCCAACCCATTTACATATATGAGTAGTAGCATCAAATTCTGGTGGTGCTATTGTTGTAGAATGAGCTGGAATTAAATAAACTCCTGGTTCTAGCGGTGACTCATCAGCAATCGATTCTTGAATAAAGTCTCCAGAAACTGGATGAAAATTATAAATTTTCATTATTGCTCCTTAAAACTTAATGCAGTATAGAAGAGCCACGTTGCGTGGTCTTGTTTCAGAACCTCTGTTACCATTTTGAGCATATGTTGTGCTTCTTGTAGTATCATATTCATATGTTGTTGAATTAGGACCAGAGTAGTGTGACTGATAGCTATATCCGCCTCTATGATCATTATAGTTGTGGTAGTGATCTTCATATTGATGGTTTTGGAATGATCCAAATCCACGACCTGAATCTACTCCACGTCCGTCGTCCCAGCCTCTAATAAACTCTCCTCGAAGGTCTGGTACGTTAAATGTTGTTGATCCATCTCCTCCGCCAAACGTTGTTCCAATTGCTGCAAATAGGTCAGCGTATGTGGTACGTGATATGGCAGCACCATTACATTTTACGAATCCAAATGGTGCAGCACTAGCAGCGTGTGGAATTACAGTTCCTGCTGGAGCTGTTGAGCTTTGGTTTATTAATAAATTTCTTAGCGTTGCCATTATTTATTACCTCTTATCTTTATTTTTGTATTCATTATGCCATCATTCTCCAGCCGTAGGTTGTATTGCTGTAAACCAATCTAACTGTTTGGGCATTTACGTTAAAGATTAAATCTTCATTTAATCCTTGAATTAGCTGTCCATTTCTTGCTACAGTAAATGGAGTGTTAAATGCTGTGCTTGCAATATCTGTAATAACAATCTCATCTCCAAGTGCTGGTGATGCAGGAAGAGTTAGGGTCATTCCAGATGCTGGAACTACGAAATAATTTCCTGTAGATGTTAATCCAGAAGTTCTAGAAGTACCTCTTTGTACCAAAGTAGTGCTTCCTGTGATAATTTGTGGTCTCTGATCTACGTAGCGCTTAGTTGCAACAGACAAATCTTGTGCAGGAGTTGGATCCTGTGCTACAAGTACTGTATTTGCATCTAGGCGAATTGTACCAGTTGAAGCACCTGCAGTCTGGCTACCGATATTAATATTTGTTGTAGAGTTAGCTACACCATTTGTGCCGATATTAATTGTCTTTGTAGAGCCTGAAACTGTTGCTCCGAAGGCAAAGTTATATGTTGATGATCCTGTAGATCCTCCAAACATATTTACTGTTTGTGCAGCTGTTGCAGTATTTCCTAGATTTAGAGTAGTTACTGCATTCCACTCATTTACTGTTGTTGCAGCATTTCCTAGGTTAATTGTTGTTGCTACAGTATTCCACAAATTCTGTGTTGCCTGTGTACCAACAACTGTTGGGTTTCCAATTGTAAGTGTGCCTAGATTTGCACCCATATTAATTGTAGTTGCTGCTCTAGCTAAGTTAAGTGTAGTTACTACTTCATCAACCATGTTAAATGTTGTTGCTGATGAGTAGATATCTCCACCAGTTGTCCACAAATCTCTAATGTGTAAGTCATTTGTGTCTACTGAAGTAAAGTCAATTGTAAGTGTTGGCTTCTGCTCTACTCCAGAGAAGATCCACCAGTGACCTGTTGAGTGGTCACGTGCAAGACCTGTGTAGCTTCCACGAGAAGGGTCTGTTACTGTAGCTGTTCCTTGATTTGGAAGAGTTAGAGTAGTAGTTCCAGGATTTGGAATTGCTACAACTGCTGTACCTGTAGATGCAGTTTCTGTAACGTTTGCAGCAATTTGTGCATAAGTAAACTTATTTGCTGCTGGAATCGAATCAATAATGTATGTTCCATTAAATGATGCCGATACTCCAGATACTACAACTTGCTGACCAACAATAAATTCATGGTCTGTAGATGTAGTAATTGTTGCTACGTTGTTGTTACGATTTCTGCTTGTAACAGTCTTTGTATTAGATGTTGTTAGCGTTGTTGCTAGAACATCATCTAGTTCTACCGCAAACGATAGTGTGTATGGTGCAGAAGATGTATTTACAGCTGTAACTGTAACTGTATCATCAATTGATGCATCTACATTTTGTACTGCAGTAAATGAGCCTACGTTTTCTGTTGGTGGATTAGTAAGTGTAAGTGTTGCTACACCATTTGTAATTGCCCACGCTGTTACATAGTTAATATTTTCTTTTGTTGTACCCTGTAGTGTTAAGTTAGGGGTTGTCTTAGCAAAGCTGAATGACTTTGTATTAGGAATTGCTGTAATTGTATGTGTTCCGTTGAAGATTGGATCTGCAGGAACTGCTACATAAGCAATACCACCATTAGCATTTGTTGGGGTTTGAGCTGAACCAGATTGAATATACTTAAATGTGGTTGGGCTTGGAACGCTTGTAATTGTAAATGTTCCATTCCAGAATGAGCTAATACCTGATACAACTACCGATTCTCCAACTTGGAAGTTGTGAGGAGTTGATGTTGTAAGAGTTACATAATCATTTGATACTGTGCGAGATACTGTTGTAGTACCAACAGAAGCATTTGCAGTATCATCTAATCCTGTATTAGCAATTGTAAATGTTGTTGTTGAAGGAACTGATGTAATAGAATACGAACCGTTATATCCTGTATCTGCTCCAGAAATTACTACTGTTTCTCCTTCAGAGTATCCATGTGCGCCATCTGTTGTAATAGTTGCAACATTCGATGTACGTGCTACAAGTGCGATATTCTTTACATAATCTGTAGTTACAGACTCATTTGCTCTCTTACGAACAACTGTAAATGCTGTCTTGTAAGTGATTAATGTATCTACATCTGTTACGACTACAGTATCTCCAACATCATATCCATGTGGAGTTGTACCAGTAATAAGTGTTGCTACATTGTTATAAACTGTCTTTTGTGTTAAACCATAAGGTCCAAGGACAATTCCTTCACGGATGCTTCGTGACTGTCCAAGGAATGCAAAGTCTTGGAAGTCTCCAGTTAGCTGTCCATTAGCTACGAACACCATCGGATCTGTAACCGCTAGGTTTTCAGTTTCAACGGTTGTTCCGCCACCTGCGAACGAAATCTGACCTGAGATATTAACATCACCAGCAATATTCATATCACCAAGGATACCAACACCACCGACAACTGTTAGAGCACCAGTAATTGGTGAAACAGAAGGTGTATCAATTTCGATGTGGATATTTGTATCTGGGGTAATTGTCATCTGATTCTTACCAGATGCAAATCCTCCAGCTGCTAGGATAATCTTATTTTGTGTACCACCGTCGCCAGTAGCAATTACTAAGTTACCAGCTCCTGATGTATTTTCTGGTGCTTGATAGAAAATGTATCCATCATTTGCACCAGTAATTCCGAATTCTGCTTGGCTAAATGCTGAGCCAGTAACACCCATATCAATCCAACCAGATAGATCGTCACCATTATCAGCATAGACAATTAAGTCACCTGAAGATGTTGAGGTTGGGTTTTGAATTGATACCTGTGCGTATGGGTCTCCCTGAACAATGAACACTGCACGAGCATTTGTAAGGTCTGCAGCGGCTTCAAAAGCTTCTGCACCTTCACCGAAGTACAATTGTCCTTCTGTTCTCATCAAACCGTCAAATGAGATCTGACCAGAGATACCTACGCCTCCGACTACAGTAAGTGCACCAGTTTGTGCATTTGTAGAAGGTGTTGCAATTTCAATATGTACATTTTGGTTTGGAGTAATGACCATCTGCTCATTACCAGTTCCTAGACCACCAGCAGCAAGAACGATCTTGTTTTCTGTACCAGTGTTATCTGTTGCAATTACAAGATTTCCCTTTCCTGTTGTACCTGATGGGGCGGACATAAAGATATATCCGTCATGAGGACCTGTAACTCCATATGTTGGATCATTGAATGAGGCATTTGTAATACCCATATCTACCCAACCTGAAACGTTATTTCCTTCTGCAGCATATGCAATATAATCTGCAGATGAAGAAATTCCTGAACCTAGGTTAACCAAGGCATTCTGTACGAATCCTGCTGAGTTACCAGCTGCAATAACAACTGCATCTGAGAGCTCTGCGTCAATTTCATATTGTGTAGCGCCAGCACCTACAGGAAGCTTTGTAACACCCTGCAAGTCCACGTTTCCGATAACTGTCAAGTCACCAGCGATGTATTGATCTCCAGTAATTCCAACTCCACCTACAACTGTTAGAGCGCCTGTTGTAGCGCTTGTTGAAGCGGTTGCAATTTCAATGTGTACGTTTTCGTTTGGAGTAATTGACATCTGAGTTGATCCAGATACGAATCCTCCTGCTGCAAAAACAATCTTATTGTAAGCTCCATGATTACCAGTTGCTAGAACAAGATTTCCATTACCTAGGTGGTATGTTCCTGTTCCAGTTACTGCTGTTGAAGCGACATCTGCTTTTTCAATTTCTACTGTAAATGTTGTTGAATCTACAACAGATACAATTACATGAGCTCCGTTAAATGTAGCTCCACAATTTGATAGACGTACTTTTCTGCCTGCTTCAAATGTATTTGATTCTCCAGTAGTAATTGTTGCTGTGTGTGATGCAAGGGCAACGTTTGTTACTGTAAATGATGTTGCCTCAAATCCTTCTGTGAATACATATCCGTCTCCAGGACCTGTAATTCCATATGTTGAAGAGCTAAATTCTGGACCAGTAAATCCAAGATCTGCCCACCCTGCTTCGTTTGTTGAACCAGTTGTATAAGCGATAAAGTCTGCTGATTGTTCTGATCCATCTCCAGTTGATAAATCAAGATTGTTAATTACTACATTTTGTGCAAATCCTTCTGCATCCCATGCTGCTGCTGTTGCAACATCTGTAAGTGCGGCTGGACCCTCAATAAAAGCACGAGCTCCGTCACCAAAGTATAGATTTGTTACATCTCTTTCAAATGATGCAATTGCTCCATCTGTAGTAAGAACATATCCTGCACGTCCACCTTGTGCTGGAAGCAGACCAGTTGCTCCCTTTGCCAAGATATCCCATTTATCTTCATCATCAATCAAAAATGCTGCTGATGTGTGATCTACGATTGCAATTCTTGCATTTTCTCCATCAGAAACAATGTCTCCTTCTACGTAGAATGTTGCTTCATCCCAAGCTCCACGGTAACGTACTCCAGAGTTATACTTTGTCCACTTTCCAGCAATCTTATCACCATTAAATGAAATTCCAGAAGAATGGAACTGATCAGTAATATATGTATTACCTCCCCAGATAATTACATCTCCAGGAAGATATTCTGTTGCTGTAAGCCACTCTCCACGAAGAGTAGTTCCAGAAGTTAATGTATCCCAATAATTTGAATCTGTTGGAGCATGTCCAATAGTATCTGTTGATGCAATATAAACTGTTGATCCATAAGTAACAATATCATTAGCATGATATTGTGTTTCTGCATCATATTGACCCATTGCACGAAGTCCATCAATAAATGGCGACCAATCTGTTGGATTAGTTGATGGAGTTTTATTTGTATTATTTGTTAAAGATAAATAAATTTTTGCGCCATAAGCTGCTAGTTGATTTGGAACATAAGAAGTAGATGCATTCCAAACTCCTGTAGCATCTACACCTTCTACAAACTTATCCCAATACATTTGTGCTGTTGGAAGGTTTCCAGAAGTATCTTGCTTAGCAATATATACTGAGCCGCCGTATGTTACAACGTCATTCTTTTGATAGTTAGCGCTATTTGAATACTCTCCTTCATACTGAATACCGTCAGCAAATTGTGACCAATACTCTGTGTTTGGAGGAGTGTGTCCTGAACCAGTCTTAATAGAGATGTAAACCTTACCACCATGAGCTACACCATCACCGACTTGATATTCTGTTACTGAACTAAATACACCAGTAAAGTTTAGTCCCTCAATCATTAGTGCCCAGTAATTAATATCTGTTGGCACATGTCCTTGAGATGCTACTGTATATGTGTATACATATACGTTACCTCCGTATTTAACTACGTCATTTAGTTCATATGTTGCAGCGTCGTCCCACTGTCCTGCAAAGTAAAATCTTATTTTACCAAGATCGATTAGTTGTGTCATTATAATATCTCCATCAAAAGATTAGATTTAGGGTTGGTGTCCCACTCAAATTGTACCGTATGCTTGGTCCAAAACCAAGCTTTGTAGTCTGTCTTCCTAATAACCCCATCAGTAGGAAAACGGACTGGACTTCCGTCATTAATTACTTCTACCTGCAATTTTCCAGTATCATTATTATATCTAAATCCGTAAAAAGTTTTATTTTGAAAACTTAGATCAATTTCAGTTGTATTTGAGTAATCGTACATTTTAGATACCGTCCAATACTGAGACAATAATATCAAAAGCATCTGCAGAAGCTGCAACTGCCTTTAATACATCGCCTGCCTGTAAGAATATTTTATTGCCAGAAATTGCTTCAAAATTATGTCCACCGTCAATTGAGCGATCTTTTGAGATGTAATAAATTTCTGTTGCATTTTCTACATAGAGAGAAACAGAAGTAGTTGAACCATGTCTATTTGCAATTGAGCATCCAGCAACTACCGTTGCTAATTGAGCATCCACCAAAGTTACTGGTGTTGTGCCTACTAAATTTGCCTTAGCGTTGCTAAAATTTGCCATATCGTTATTATACTATAGATATTTATGATAGACCAATGATCAATCCTATATCTGCAGCTCCTCCCCCACCAGAAGAAGATAATATAATTTTATTTAAATCATCATTATATGTTGCTGTTATATTCGAGTGACTACTATGTGCTAGTAGCGGTGCTACGAAATCTTGTATCTCTTCCTGCGTCAGAGTTGTTCCTCCGCCAGATGATACTGAATTCCAAACTGTTCCGTCCCAACTATACACTTTTGTGCCAACTGTGTGTTGTTGACCGATAGTTGGACTCGCAGGGAATCCTAATGATGATGCCATTTACTATATACTCCATCCATTACTGGTGTAAACTAATTTTACCACTTTATTTTTTATAACTCAGATCTCAGCCCAATACATGCCGTCATAAATATATGACTTTCCATTATCTGAATCTACCCAAACTGAGCCTTCGGTTGGAGATCCTGGGGGTGTTGCGGAAATAGACGCTAATTGACCGCCGCTGCCAATTTCAGCCCAGAATGAACCATCATATGCATAGGCCCTACCATTATCTGAATCTAGCCATAAATCACCAAGAGAAGGTTCTAAAGGGGGATTTGCAGAAACTGTTACGGATGCTCCTCCGCCTCCACCTCCAAGTGCTGATAAACTAATTCTACCAGTTTCATCATCATATGAAACTGTAATATTATTATGTGTTGCACTTGTAAGCATTAGAGCAGCTGTATCTTGAATACGCTCATCAATATTTAATTGCTCTTGAGGTACAAAACCATTTTCATCTAATTGAGCTACGCCATCTATATTTCCAACTGCTGATATTGGAACAAAATTTTGATCAATACTATTTCCAAGACCTGCCACTGCAATATCTGTATAATCATTTGCATCTAGCAATGCTGAAGCAGCAGAACCTGCAGGATCATATACTGTAGATAGACCAGATATAGCAATATCTGTATATTGATTAGCATCTGAAACTGCAGTTAGAATTTCTTGATTTACAAAGTCTGTTGTTGCGACTGTAGATGTATCTACTGATATAGTAAATGTGTTTAGCTCATCATCATATACTGCTGTGATTCCTGCTCCAGCAGAAAGCAATTGAGCTATTAAATCTTGAACTTCTTCTGGATCTAGAGATGCAGTTTCAAGTGCTCTTAATCTATAGTCTAAGGATGTGGAGTCAGCAGAGTTATCTGTACCAACTTTTACCTGAAGTGCTGTAATTGCATCATTTGCATTAGAGTGTTGCTCTGCATGAGATACAAGCTGTACCGAATCCGTGGGTTGCGGATTTATAAGTGTGTCCAACTCAGTTGGGAAAGATGTTGCCATATTCAATATACTCCTTCCCTAATTATACCTTAATGAGTTAAAAAAAGCGGGTATTAGAGATACTCTTTTTTATGCCAGTATTTACTCTTATAGTAGCCAAGTATGTGCTTTTGAGAATACTGAGTATTAATCTCACCTTCTTTTAGAAGCTCTTCATTTTCTAAAAGATTCCACTTTTCTCGCTTTATTGGGATTACCTGCATTATAGGGGTTCCAGCTGGGATTAAACCAGTAAAACCTTTCTTTACGAAGAACGGTATATTTCCACTATTTAAAGTGTACTCTGCATCTACAATTCCGCTTAATGTATATGTTGGAAGATCCATTCTGTTTAATGGCTGTGTAAATAGCAATGAGTATCCTTCTGGACATTTAATCACATGCTTTGTCATCCAAGTAAAATGCTTTTCATGGTATCCAGATGGAGTAGGCATTCCTGGGGTCATGCTACTATCCCTTACCCCAATATACATATCTCCTGGTCCGCCCACTCCATACTTCCACTTTACTTTTATATCTCCATCTTCTTCTGTTACAAGAAGATCTACTGGAGTTACTATACAATATCCTGTTAGGTATGCATCCAAAAACGGAATACAATTTTTTACAGTTAAAGTAGATGGCTCAATATCAAGTTTTCCGCCAATAAATTTTTCTGCCTTTTTAAACCAATCTGGTAAAAAATCTTTCATGAGCCCAATTTTATTATATACTGGGCTATGCATGGCATACTCAATTTTTTTAGGCTTGAGCATTAATTTGAATTTTCTTCTGGTGAAATCCAAAGACCTTCTGGGATGTTATTAATATCTATATTCTTAAGCTCTTCTTCCGACAAAGACTGTCTGAATAGCGCATCTTGTTCTGGCGTAATTTCAACAACTGGTTGACTAGATACTGTTGCTGGGTAAGCAAAGTTAGATCCGTCATACGTCCATCCAGTCATATTGATATCTGGATTAGGAGAATTCAGATAAATACTTGTAACATCTACAACTTCTGGATCGCTTAAAAAGATTGCTGCTAATCTATCGTCTGTGTGCAGTACATCTACTACTTCTCCATCAATAATAAATGCTATTTTGTTCGGTGGTACTTGCTGATTCATATTTCTCCTATATTTTTACTTCCGACCATTTTCCTAATGGACAGCTTGCGTTTGGTAACTTAGTCTTTAAATGCATTAAGCATCCGCATTCTTTGCATTGTTTTGTTGCCTGAATTAATTTAGGACAAGCGTTACATATGTCCATTCTAGTTTTTGCAGTAATTGCATCCACTCTACCTATTTTTTGATTAAATAGGTCCCAGGGTCTTGCTGGTCTATTATTTTCCATTTAATATCCTTTTTCTATATTGTAGCAATAAAGTTAGAGACTGTCAATCCTTGATTATAAGGTGACGGAGATTTAATAATTCCAACATTTTTTGTTTTAGTTGCTGATAAAAATGAATCTGTTCTAGACCCTAATGAGCTTGTCATAGAAGCATTTGAATAAGCCGTAGATACAACATTGTTTCCAGAAATTTCTACTTTTACTGCAGCAGCTTGAGAGCTTAATGCCAGATCTGTACCTACTGAGCTTACAGCTCCTCCTAGTGACTGTATAACTCTTAAATAATAATTATAAGTAGTAACTGTTCTTTCTGAGGTATAGCAGGAATAGTAAGTAGTATTGACTGTGCTAGTTAATGTATAACATCCATATTTTGCTGGAACAGCATCAACATTTACTGTTACGTTACATGTAGTGCCAGATAGACTTCCTCCACTTGGACAAGTATATCCAGCTGGAACATTTACTGTTACATAACATGTGGATCCAGACAAAGAGCCTCCGCTTGGGCAAGTGTATCCTCCAGCAACATTTACATTTACATTACATGTTGTTCCAGATAAAGTGCCTCCACTTGGGCAAGAGTAACCGCCTGCGGTAGAAACAGTACATGTTGTTCCAGATAAAGTGCCTCCACTTGGGCAAGAGTAAGTTGTGCTTGCTGGATAATAACATGAAGATCCAGAAATAGTAGTTCCAGCTTGACAGCATTGACTAAAAGAATAAGCATCTGTGCAAGGACCAGAACATTCTCCACATTTACTTATTCCATTAATTCTTTCTTCATAGCTTTTAGATATTTGAGTAGTTCCACAGCAATAGCTTTGTGGAGTATATGTAGATGAAGCAGAATAAGAGTAACTCGATGGAGCTGTGTAAGTAGCCGTATATGAATACGAATAAGAATAAGGAGCCTGATATGAAGCGCTATATGTATAGTCATAAGAATACGCTGCTTGGTATGAAGCTCCATAAGAATAACTGTATGAATAAGCTGATTGACCTGGTGTGTAGTTTACTCCAGAACAACAATTACCTGCTGGTGGATTAGATGTATTCTCTACATAATTTTGATTACAAGGATATGAGGTAACAACTCTAGAATTTGTTGAAGAACAACAATTACCAGATGGAGGGTTTGATGTATTTTCTATGAAATTTTGATCGCATACCTGAGTAGAAGAGCTTGTGTTATAAGATACTGTAGCATACCAGCTATTTGCATCTGATATCCAATATGCAATTCCTGTTCCGCCAGTTACAGAAGCTGAAGCATCTGGTTCTGATGAAGACATGGTTACAGAATATATTGGATAATCTGCAGCATTATCTAGAGATGTGGCATGAACTCCAGTAGAAGTCCATGTTCCCCTAATTGCCTTCCATCCATTTTTCATGCCAGAAGTTAATGAAAATGAATCTAAAAAAGAAGCAAATCCTTTTAGTCTAGAAACTCTTATTAAGGCTCTTCTGTGAAATTTTGGCATTAGGCATCCAAATCTCCGACGAGTATCCAAGCATTACTTGCTCTTTTTTCTAATAATACAGAAGAATAACGAGTTCTTGTTTTTGTATAATTATCTGGAGATACCAATGTAGCTGGTAATGTAATTACAAATTCAACTCTTCCAGTACCCATTTGTCTATATTCCATAGATGATCCAATTGGGAACAATGAGTCTGAGGCATCATTTGGTACTGTTACAGTAATTGTTGAAGAAGAAGTAAATTCTATAACCTTATTAATATCTGAAGATTGAACAGTTCTAGATGTTGCTGAATCTGTTACATAAGAAGAAATATTATCTGCTTTTGTAGATAGGGCTGCTTCTGTTGCTGTGGATATTGGCTTGTCAGCATCTGAAGTATTATCTACATTATCTAAACCAACTTTTGACTTAGATAAAGTTAACCATGACGGGTCTGTATATGTACCGCTTGTATATACTCCATCTGTAACTGTACCTGCATTTCCAGAAACATCTCCAGTAACATTTCCTACTAAGTTTCCTTCAAATGTGGCTGCTGCTAGTATATCTAAAACAGCTTGACTAAAATTAACTGTTGATGTTGGTTCATCTACAACACCTTTAAATAATTTCCACTTATTATCTGATGCATCACGCACAAGACCTGTGTGTTGATAAATTCCGTCAGTAAATGACGCCACAAAACCTAGGTCGTCTAGGTTACTAATATTTCCATCACCTAAATAAATCATAGGATCTGAAAGAACGGTAACAGTAGAGTTTATCTGTGTTGCTGTTCCAGTAAATGTAAGGTCTCCAGATATTTCAATATCTTCAACCAACATTGTTCCAGTAAATGATGGGGATACAGAAGGAATTAGCAGATTAGAATTATCTGTTAAATCATTTATGTCTGATGGAATTGTTGGTGAACCAATTAAACTTGAATAATTACCATCAAATAAAGTTGGAAGATTAATTAAGTTATTATAATCTCCGTCAAATAAAGTTGGCTTATCTGTTAAGTCGTTATAAGATCCACTAAATATATTTGGTTTATCTAATATATTGTTCCAGATAATATTAGGAATATCTCTTCCGTCTATATTTAGCCTATTCCCTGGACCAACTAATGACCAATATGTTACATTTGTTGTAGGTAGACTTTCATTGTCAAAGTTTGCTACATAAATATTACCGCCGTCCCAAACAATATCTCCAGCTAAATATCTTGTATTTGCTCCACCTTCTAGTTGATAATGATTGGCAGTCCACTGTACTGCACCTAAAGCAATTGCTGGTTTATCTGTTAAATCATTGTATGATCCGCTAAATAATTCAGAATCTCTTGCTATCCCAGAAGGAATTTGTGAGTCTGGAATAAATCCATTTTCATCTAATTGTGCAACTCCATCTGGATTTCCTAATAATGAAATTGGAATATAGTCTTCTCCGATTTGATTACCTAATCCTGATATTGCAATATCTGTATACTCATTGGCTGCGGTAAGAGCTCCTGCTACTGAACCTACTGGTTCATAAACAGATGAAAGTGCAGATATAGAGCTTGTTAAATTATCTTGTAATACTACGTTTGGACCAACATCTAAAATAATTATATTTTCTGGGTCGTCATATGTTACAGTTATATTTGGTCCAACTGATACAAAATCAGTAAGAGCAGAATAAATTGCATCTTGTGCAATTTCTCCAACTTCAAATTTATTTAATGGATCTAGATTATTCCAAAGAGTTGTGCCATCACCAATTTTAATTACTTTGGTCTCTAGGTCATATCCAAGTTCACCTGGTGTTAATGCAGTTGTAGAGGCATTCCACTGTGCAGTAGTACCTCTTTTGATTCTTATCTTAACTGCCATTATGGAGTACCGCCGTCAATAACTCCAGATGCAGGAACTTGAGTGCTCTCTACAGAATAAATTGCTCCATCATAGGTATGAATGTGATCTAAAAGTCCAGTTATAGCTCCTGAAACAGGACCCCATGCAGAACCATCAAATATCCTTAATTCGTTTGCAACAGAGTTATAATAAATTTCACCACGAGAGGATACCTCAAATGCTGGATCTTCAGTTAATTCTACTGCGTGTAAAGGAACTAATCTTCTTACAGACATTTAAGTTCCTATCCAACTATTACGACTATATACTCGTTGGATCCTGGCGCTACTGCAAATTTAACAGTTGCCTGAGTTGGTGAAGTTAATTCAACATCTGTCTCTACTAGAGCAAATGGTGATGAATTTTGAAAAACCTGAACATTGACAAATTGATTGTCTAGGTTGTGTACTACTGAATATGATGTAGCTACACCATTTCCAATAATTGCTGAATATTTACGAGCAGTTACATTTGTATCAATTGCTACAGCGTTAGCTGTTACGCTGATACCAAGTCCTTGTCCTACATTGAATATGTTTCCATTAGCTGTAAGACCGTCGCCAGCTGTATAATCAGATGCACCAGCAAATTGTTCCCATGTCTGACCAGATAGATCAGTTAGATAATGATTTGCCTGTACCCAAGAAGTTGAACCGTGTGCGGTTCCTTCCATTACGAATACTGCTGCACCCTTAAGTTCAGCTACTGTATCAGCATCAGTTGTTCTTTCTACTAAAAGAGTTGCGCCTTCAACGCCCATTCCCTCTACTAGTTGATAAATACCATTTTCAGACGCTACAGTCTGTCCTGCTAAAAGGATTCTATATCCTACATCAGAAAGTGAAAGTGGATCATGTCCATCAATTATAGTTCCAACAAGATCTCCAGAAATATCAACATTTACTGTAGATGCTAAATGTACTGCTCTCTTCCATGTAAGACCTGCAACTGCTGCATCAACATAATTCTTTGTTGCTGCATCTTGAGGATCTACTGGCTCTGCAAGATTTACAATCTTTTGACTATTTAAATCTACTGACTGTGTAGCAAGTGCAAAATCATGTAGCTTATTTTCTACAAGAGCTACTGTACCTGTAGCATCTGGCAGAGTAATCTCACGATCAGTAGTAGGATTTGTTACTTGAAGAGTTGTGTGGTTTCCATCTACTGTTGATCCCTCAAATGTAATTGCAGAATCTGTTAAATTAAGACCGCTTACATCTGGAGATGTTAAAGTTTTATTTGTTAATTCTTGAACGGCATTTTCTGTAACAATTACATCTGTGTTAACCTTTGCCTGTGCAGGTGTAGACAATACGATATCTGTAGATGCCGCAATAGTAACGCTTCCGCTCATTGCAACTACATCTACATCTGCATTTCCAACTATATTAAGGCTATCTCCCTCTGCCCCAATTGTGCTTGCAGCACCATCAGTTTGGAAAGTTAAATTATCGCCAATTGTCTTGTTAGTTAAAATCTGTGCAGTTGTAAGATCTGCTGTCTCTGTTGTATCAATCTCAAATGTGACCTTACCATCTGGATCATCAACATAATTCTTAGATAAACCGTAGCCAGCTACAAAAGCTTCATTGACAACATCTTGGATAACCTCATCGGATCCAGACATTGCAATCCATGGACCGTCTGGAGCAGATAGTCCATTGTAATAGTACATCTTATTTGATGTAGTATCATAGTAAATCTGACCAAGTGTTGGGTCTAGGGGTGCGGCTGGTAAATTATGGATCTTAGCATTCTTGAGCTCATTTTTATTGAGATCAATGCTCGTTACAAATAATCTTGCCATTTTCTATACTCCCTTAAGACAGGTACGCTGTCCCTGAGAATGGTTGTGCCATAATCAGTGTAATTTTATTAAGACTATTATAGTCTATTCCTGTTTCTAATATATGTCCACCGCTTGTTTTGACGGTAACATTTGGATGGATTCCCATATTATGCTCTATTTCTAAAGAATATGAGCCATCTCCATTATTTATAACCTGACCAATTTCCCAGGTATAGGTAGTGCTTGCGTTCAAATAATATGAACTTGCTCCTGCCCAAGAGATATCGGTTGGCTTTGGACCATAGAACTTAGTAGTATTTTTATCATAGTAAAAGTCACCCTCTACCCCAAGATTATCTGCTGGTGTGCCTGTTCCATTAAGAATTGTTTTACCACGAGGTCCTTGAGGAGCAACTGAATTTACTACAACCTTATTTACTTGTTCTGTAACTATTACAGTTGGATTATTATTGTTATTAGCTATAGGCATTAAATTGTCACCGATCTGCTAAGAGTAATAAATCCCTCTAGCAACTTTATTTTATTTAAATTGCTATCTGTAAGCATCAAGTCGTATGAGGACTTTGGATAGAATAGCTTGTTAGTCTGAGTTGGAGTCATTTTAACGGTTACTTTTCCATTTGGTTCATCTATTGAAATTCCACCAACTGGTGAGGTTAGAGTAAATGCTAATTTACTTCCGCCTTTAGTATCACGAACCTGCATTTTTGCAGAACAGTCTGTAAGATCAATTACATTACCATCTGGATCTTTATATTCGATGGTAAAGCTAAAAGTAGTATTCTGATCTACTTCCCAATTTTTTTGTCCTGCCATTTGCTCAAAATCTCCTTAAAATAGGAAAACTCCTATGCTCATTTTAGCATAGGAGCAGTCCTAACTGCTTATTAAGTTATTACTTCTTCTGGAACCCGAATGCAGGCTCGTTTGGATTTAGTGCCTTCAGGATAACTGGTAGGCATGCTGCAATACCACCCTTAATTAAATCTCCTGGGTCAGTGTTGCCAGTCATGTAAAGAGCAATGGCTGCGCCTAGAAAGTGACGACCATAGCTTGCTAACGCTGCTAGAATTTTTTCTTGCATTGTTACCTTTCCATCATTGTTTAGATCTTCTTTTGTCATAAGATCCTCCTATTTCTGGGCCCTGTGCCCAGGAATTTTGGGTTTCCCCAATTCTTATTATATACCTATTAAGCGGAAATGTCTACAATCTCACAATTTCCATCTGAAGTACATGCAAGCGTCTGTGTTCCGCTTGTTCCGTCTTCTGTTTCATAGAAAGATAAATCTTCCCAACGAATTGAAGACGGCATCTTGGCAAGAAGTTCTAAGTATTCTGTTTCTGTAACTTCTTGATATGGAGCCTGCTTATACGAATGATCTGAATGCGGTAAAAATGAAATACCTGATACTTCATCAAAATGCTTATACACCCAAGCTCCTACTTCCATCCATTCTTCTTCTTTTACAGATACAGTAATAGATGGCTTATGCTCACACCATTCACGCTGATATACAAGCCATGTATTTAGATGATCAATAGCTGTAAGATCATCTCTAACAATTGCACCTTCTGGTGCTTTTACAGGAAATGAAAACACATATGTGTCGTTTGGCTTCATTACATCATCTTCTACAGGAATTCCAACTTCCTTTAAGAACGTTGAAAGCGGATCTTTCTTGTCTCCACGAACTGTACGAATGTAATACGGAGAATGCCATGCATGCATTCCTGAAGATACGCCAGTTAACTGTGAAACAGTTCCTGATGGCTTAACGCAGGTAATTGCTGCAGAAGGATTAATTCCAATAGCATCAGCTTCTTCTTTATTTACAGATCTAGCATAATCTCTAGTATCACTTAAGAATTGACCAAGACCTTCTAGATCTTCTTTTCCCGACATAAACTGATGACCAAACTGACCAGTAATTGAAACTCCTAGCAATCTCTCTTCTTCTGTATTATCTTTCCAAATTTTACGAAGATACTTAAAATCAGTTAATGTCGACTGCCATGTTCCTAAAATTGTAGCGAGTCTGACTTTGTTTTGAATATCTTTTCTAGAATCGTGCTCTCTAATTACAACTTCGGATAAATTACAGAACTGATAAGGGCGAAGGATAATTTCTGAGCATGGGTTAGTTCCATAATGAATTTCTTCGCTTCTACGTCCCCATCTTGCTGCTTGTTTTTGAGCAGCGGCAACATTGTATATGCCACGCTCACCAGATTTTGAGTCATATAAATTCTTCCATTCCGCAATAAACTGTTCCATTTCTGGTTTGCGAGAATATGCGACTGAATTATTTGATAGGGCTCGTTGTGAATTATTTTCCCACCAGTTACCAGACTTTGCTGCTGCCATTTCAATATCATTAATATTAGACAGAGAAATCATTGCAGATCTACGAACTCCGCCAACAACTACAACTTCACCAATCTTACACATTATATCGTGAGCTTCAATAGGCTTCAACTGACGACCTGCTGCACCCTTAAACTTTGCAATTGTAAAATCAAAAAGATTAATTAATGGTTGTGGACCTGAAGAGCGACCTCCCATTGTCTTAAGACGTGCACCTGCTGGACGAAGCTTTGAAACATCTACTGCTGGAATCTGTCCTGCCCAAAGCATTGCAAGAAGTTCACGATAAGCCTTTGCCCAACCAGTCTTTGAATCTTCTACAACTATTACAGTTGTTGACTTCTCAAATGATTCTGGGACGGCAGGAAGCTTATTAACATACTTGTACTCAACGGAAAATCCAACACCAGTGCCACACATAAGAATATACATTGTTTCATCAAAAGAACGTGGTGAGTCAACTGGAACAAATGAGCAGTTATATCCTGCAACATGGTCTCTATCGAGAGCAGGACCAGCAGTCATTACTGCTCTCATTGATGGCATTACGTTTCTATCGTATACAGCATTTTTAATTTCTTCTACGAACTCAGGTTCTGGAGTATAGTTATAGTTTTGCTTAAGATGATCTAGCATAAACGCAAAATATCTATCTACTGTTTCACCCCATGTCTCTCGACGATTTTCTGCAGAAATCCATCTTGCATATCTTGATAATGCAATAAAGTTCTCATATGGGTTTTCAATAGTTCTTGACATTTTGTGTGTAAAACTCCTTCTCCGCCTTGCGGGTTAATTAAAAAAATGAATAGATACCAATTCTACCAAACTTTATTTAGAGTTGGAAGGGGTTTTAAAATTTTTCTTCTAAATGACTAAAAGCATTCTTAGTCAACTTAATCCAATTGTATTCATCATGAATTTCAGTCGACTGGGCATAGTAATATCCAGAATATGCTCTAAAGTTTTCTGTAACATCTAGCATTTGCTTTTCTAAATGTTCTTGATCTGGCTTAAACATTTGTCCAACATGTGGGTCGCCAATTGCTTTAGGTAAAGTCTCAGTTGTGAGTTTAGACTTTAACTTTAACGGTCCTATATACTTTTCATAATGTGCCCATGGATAAGTTGTTATTACTGGCATACCAGTTGCAAGTCCTTGTAATGGAATAAACCCAAAACCTTCTCCCCATGTTGGATATAACAAACAGTGGTGGGTATGATAAAGGTTTACAAGATTCTGGACATCGTATTCATCTGTAATAATAGATATATTTGAATACTTTTCATTTGGCATAATTGCATTACCAAACTTATCATAATATCTTAATGTATGTGAATGATGTGCTTTGATTGTTAATCTATATTTAGGATTATTACCAAATAGTTTGGTGAAAGCTTCTAATACATTCTCCCCGCCTTTTCTTGGAGCGGGCTCACCTATGTGCAAGAATCTGAATACGTCATCTACTTTTCTTTTATACGGCTTCCAGATATCTTCTATGCCATGTGGATAAACTGTTATATCTTTATTTACGCCATTATCTTTAAATACCTGTGCGTTCCAATCAGATGTTGCCCAAACTTCATCACAAAAATTATTATATGTATCAACCCAGTCTCTACGCATTCCAGTAGATTCCCAAGGAGTATATCCAATTTGATATTGATTCTTGTGTAACTTAAAATGTTGAGGTTGTGTAAAGTTTAATTGTATCTGAGCTTTAGGATCTGACCATCTAACTTCATGACCTAATTTATGTAAAGAATTAACTATATTTTGTGCAGCATACCCAAATCCTACAGACGGATTTAATCCAGAACGTGGAACATACAAAGAAATACGCATTAAAATCCTAGTCAACTAGCTTGACAGTTATTTGCTGACAATGCTATTATTATAGTTCGTTATCTCTATAGGAGGAAATGCCCATGGAGAATATCAAACAACGCTTGAGCGAAGTTGCTCATAGTTGGGTGCATATAGGAATGATAACATTATTTCTATTTGGTGTCCAGCCATCAACGATGGAAAGTCAAGCAAATGCTCTGCAATCAGAAGTGGTTGTAGAGAAAAAAGAAACAGAACAACTGAAAAAAGAAACGCTGGAAAAATTCAGCAACACTGTATACAAGCCTTCGGAGATGCTTACAGATAAAGAGTTAATACAACTTCTCAAAGCTGTAGGTTTTGAAGGAAAAGCCCTTAAAACGGCTTGGGCTATTGCTAAGACAGAGTCTAATGCTAGACCACTAGCTTACAATGGTAACAGGAATACTGGAGACAGTTCCTACGGAATTTTTCAGATTAATATGTTGGGAAAACTCGGCATTGATCGGAAAGAGAAATTCGAACTGAGGTCAAATATACTTTTATTTGATCCCGTAGTAAACGCAGAGATAACGTATTACATGACACAGGGCGGAAATGACTGGAGTTCATGGTCGTCAATGAAAACAGGGGCGATGAAAGAGTGGTTAGCGAAGTTCCCTAACCAATAGGAATGGAGAAAGTCGTTGAAGATACAAACAGTATCTAAATACTTGGCTTTAGCAGAGGAAGGCCTTGTGTCTAAATTGGAATGTCCAATAGACCAGGGCCTTCTAATGCCCAACCTAGATTCAAATGATATAATTTATCTATATTGCTTATCTTGCAATTATAAAAATAATATGGGGCTAGAAGTTTATGATAGAATCGAAAGAGCCGTCCGAGAAAATACAAACTGACGGCGGACAAATAAAAGAAACAGACCAAATGGGTCGTGAAAAATTCTGGGAAGATCTAGGAAGACCTAATGACTGAAAAAGAACAATCTCAAAATATCGAAGATAACCTAGACATGGTTAATTATATTATGCTACATAGAATTTATGATGTACTAACAATTATTGCAAACAAGCTGGTGGGACCTGAAGATACATCCAAACTTATAGAATATCATGATCAAGGATTTTTACTAGGTCCCACCCCTTCTTATACACCACAAACAGATAATGAATAAGTCTTGTAAAGACTGTACAAAATGTTGTGAAGGTTACTTAACTGGAACAATTCGTGGGCATGTTATGGGAACAGAGACAGAAGATCCACATAAGCCTAAGCCATGCTTCTTTGTTGAAATAAATAGCGGATGTAAAATATATAAATCTAGACCAGTAGATCCATGTAGAGCATATAAATGTCACTGGATTATAAATCCTGAAGTTCCAGAACACTTTAAGCCCAGCGTATCTAAAACAATTGTAAGCAATAAAAAGGTTAATGGAATATCTTATTTACTATTAGCAGAAGCTGGCGCTCCTCTAAATAGAGAAGTTTTAGAATGGTATCACGACTACTGCATTTCAAATAAAATAAATTTTGCTTTTAAGATTGGTAAAGAGATGCACCTTAAAGGCTCTAATGAGTTTATAGCAGCAATGAATAAATCTTACAATAAATGGTTGACTTAAAAAATCTAATATGTGATAATAATAATGCGCTGGTTGTAGCATCCCACCACTTTTGCTCCCAGCGTTTGATCGCAAGATCAGCAAAGCCCATTCGGATCCGCCTCTGAATGGGTTTTGTCCTTTTTAGCGGTATAATAATAGAATGATTAGACACTCTATAAAGACTCTATCTACAACAACTCCTACTGAGATAACAATAGAAGACTCAGTTAATGGGGTATGTACTCTTATTATACAAAATACTGACTTATCTTCAAATGTATATCTTGGCAATAGCTTGGTATCGGCATCAGATTTCGGATTTATACTATATCCAAAACAAGCATTTACGGTAGAGTTAAGACCGTTTGATAGATTATATGCAATCGGAGATGCCCCTGTTATAGTTGCATGTATGTCTATTGAGAGAGCTACATGATTCAAAGTACAGTTGGATTTACAAATCCCCAAGAACCTACTCCACCTCCTGCATATACAAGTACAGTTAAACATTTAGTAAAAGCTGGAGTGGCATTAACTAAAGGTCAGGCAGTATATGTAACTAGTTCTACTGGGCAAGCTGGGACAAATATGATTGTCGGTAAAGCCTCTAATGCTCAAGAATCAACATCTAGTAAAACTATGGGTTTAATAGAAACAAGTCTTGCGGTAAATGGTATTGGATATGTAATTACAGAAGGTCTACTTGATGGACTAGATACATCTGCGGCAGGAAATGCTGGAGATCCTGTATGGCTTGGTATAGACGGTAATTTAATATATGGATTGGCAAATAAGCCATCTGCGCCAGAGCATCTAGTCTTTATTGGAATAGTAACTCGTAAGCAACAAAATAACGGTGAAATATTTGTAAAAGTTCAAAACGGATTTGAATTAAAAGAGATACATGATGTAAAAATAACTTCAGTTCAACCAAATGATGTCATTATATGGAACGCATTAACAAATCTTTGGGAAAATGGATCCATTAGAGATGAAGTTGGACTTAGCTACAAAGCTGGATTTCCAGCTTCTAAAACATCTACTGGTTTAACTGGAGAAATTGCAATAGATGGAGACAATGGTGTTCTTTACATATGCACATCACCAAATAACTGGCAAAAAGTTTCTTTGAACGCCGCTACATTCAGTAATCCTGGTGGATTCCCATAAGAGCCTCGTAACAGATTTGAACTGTTGACCCTTCGCTTACAAGGCGAATGCTCTACCACTGAGCTAACAAGGCAAATGCCAACCACGACTTTGATTCTTAATCTAAACCATCTGTTGGCTGTTATACCTAGTTCTCGCTTCATCATCTGATTCATGAGCCTGAACGCTTTCATCAAACGGCTGGAACACGGTAAGATTCAGTATAACTATCTCCACATAGATTGTTCAGATCTATGTTTTGAGCTGGACCACCAGGGCTCGAACCTGGGACCTAGAAGTTAACAGCTTCCCGCTCTGCCGACTGAGCTATGGTCCATGAAATATTAATTATACTAAATATAGTGCGAAATGAAAAGTGCGCCCGAAAAAGTGCTTCGGCGGTAGAGAAGAACTAATCAATATATTGAACTGGCAACAATCTGTGCTTATCTATATCATATGCAGATGCAATTCGATGAAGGCCATCTAGGATCAGCTTATTATTAAATGATAGATCTACAGGTATTTGGATCCAATTAGCCTTTATGGAATCATATAGAGAATCCCTGAAATTTCTGTGAGATTCACGAAGCTTTCTTTTATATACGAGATCTTCGAGCACTGCGACAGATTCTTCAGTATATTCGAACCCAAGGTCTCGATATTCTGTAAATTCGACGGGGTCTACTCGAAAGTGCTCCTTTATCTCCTTAGCAGTTAATACAACTATCATTTTCTTTTAGCACTCTTTCTCATATGAGTCCTAATACGATGACAATTAGAACATACTATCTCACATTTAGCTATTTCTTCATCTATTTTCTTTTTTGATAGAGTAGGAATTAATTCCATTACATTCTTATGCTTAACCCCTCGAACATGGTCAAAGTCCATAACATAATAGGGATAATTCTCTCCACAGTCCATACAGGGAGACTTCTCCTTAAGATCTCTTATGTATTGCGCCAAATAAGCCTTCTGCTTGGCAATAGAGACCTTTTCAGTCTTCATCTTAGGGTCTTACCTATAATAATGCCCATATGGCTTAATTATAGCAAGAGAATTTTTTAAACTTCCCCGCTTTTTTCATTTAAATATGCAATTGCTTTATTTAGAAGATCAATACTATCTCTAAACTGACCAAGACCAATGTTACAGGAGTTACAGAGCCATGCTCTAAATTCTCCTGTTTCCCAGCTATGGTCTAAATACCATTTAGGAGAATCTCCACCACAAATTGGACAACGATAATCTTGCTTTGGATATTCATTTTCTTTTTTTAGTTGACTAGTAATTTTCTGAGATATAGACTGACATGGTCTACAAACAGATTTATAATGAATTTTCTTCAAGCTTGTTACAGCAATAACCATTTCTTCAATTGGTTTTTCTATTTTACATACTCTACATGTTCTAGTCATTTGCATCCCTTATAATGATTATATAGTGTCATATGTGCAAAGCCTGATCTGACTTCTATTTCCCGCCCACATTTATCACATTTAACAACTCTATTAGCCGCCATATTTAAATTATATATTACTCAATTATTCTAGTCAACTACTTTATGACATAAGTATCATATAGATATATAT